CCACCTGTCTTTTTTCCTTTGGGGTAATACAGTTGGAACAGATGTTGCCAAGACGGGTTTTGAGGCTACTGTCACCATGAATAGCTTTCTCAGCAGTGAGGATAGGCCGTCCACACCTCTTACAAGCAACCTCCATAAACTTTATCATTGGGTTTCCTCCTTTTCAATCGTTGTAATGGGTCATTCCCAGTAGGTGCCGCCAAGGGCACCAAGAACTTTCTTTAGTCCTAAACTACGGTACACTTCATCCCGGACACGACGTGCCTGGCTTCTGCGTGCATTACGAGCCTTTTTGAGACACTCTTTGCAGTCCCGGTCAATTCCACAGTCACTGTCTTGACATAAGCCACAGATTGGCTTATGGGTCAGTGGGCAAATTTCCAAACTGTTATTATTCCGTCCACAAGTTGCACATCGGCTGTTTTCCTCTATGGGTTTCATTTTATTCCTCCTTTTGGTTTTCTGTTCTGGCGGCTATCCGGTTGAGCATTCCCAGTGACTGGCGTGCCCTGCTTAGCCGGGTGTTGATGGACCATATCTGCCATGCGTCCCATAATATAACTTCTTTCAGGTTTTCGCCCGCTTACACTTTTACTTTCATTTCGTCTGGCAACATGCGCAACTGCGCCAGGGGATATCCGCGCTGGATGCACTCCACCCATACATAATCGCCGTCGACGACTTCCGCGCCTTGCGCCTTTTTCCCTGCATGGAACGCGGTGTTTACAGCGCTCAGCGCTAGGCCATATTCCCGCCCGGTCAACCGCTTGCGCAACTCGGCGCCGACAAACGCCTCCACCGCCTCCATTGTTATCCGGCCATGGAATCCATCATACGCGGCTTCCGCCGCGGCCCGCCCCCGGAGCTTTTTCGGAGGCAATACTGGTATGGGATTATTTCGGCAATCCCGCCCGTAATTCACAAGAGCGCATAACTCGCACTTGCCATCATTCTGTTCACAATAATCCGGTTTCTTTGCCATGTTTTTCCTCCCTTTTTCTAATCGAGGCCGCGAGCCAAAAAACTCTGGCCATGGCGGGCATCCGCCTCGGCCATTTTCCTTTTTAAATATGTTAGATATTCGGGATGCACTGCATTCCATGCCTCAAGTGCTTTGCGGGCGCTCTCGCGCTTGGCGAATGCGGGGCCCTGAGCGCAGGTATTTTCGCTCTCGAAACTTTTGCGCACCCGGTAGCAGGCCTCTTCATACTCCCTCGAAAGTTTTTTGTGACTGATAACATTTGAGGCTTGGGGCTGGGGTTGCCGTGCGGCCAGCATTTTTTCGGCCTCAGCCTCCGTCAGTAAAACCAGCCCCAAAATCCGGGTGAACTCGCTGCTAAAATCATGCTTGGGGGCCACCCCAATACTCGTGTCCCGCGCCACACGTTGCCCATCCACATAAGCCTCCAACCAACCATCATTGATTCCGAGCTCCAGCAATTTCCCGGTCCGCAATCTGCGCTCCAGAAGTTTGGTCATCTCTTTTTCCTTTTTCATCTTCATTCTCCTTTTCTCTTTGGGCGGGTCTTTTCCCGCTTCTATAATTACTATAACCTATATATCGGCTAAAGCGAGTAAAAAATTAAGTTTTTCTTGAAATTCTTTTTCAGAGGGAAAATGGAAGAAATCTGGGAGGAAGTCAAAAATAATTTCCTCAAAAAGAAAGCGGGACGCCTTATAATAGCTAAACAAAACTAAAGTTTTGTTTAAGAGTAAAAAGTATTGAATACTAAAAAGTGAATACTAAAAAAGGATTGAACTGTGGAGAGACAGATGATGGTGGAAGCCCGTAGACAGAGAAGGTATAATCTCCTGTCCCGTCCACCCATGCCTAAGCTAAGGAAGCGTACAAGCCCGTTCAGGAAGAAGAATACAGTATTGGCCGCCATAGCCAGAACAAGGGGATATTGGACGGACCTGGCTGAGGAATTTGAGTGTGCTGTATCTACTATCTACCGTCAGCTACACCAGCCCGGATGGGAAGATGTATTGGAGAGATTCCGTCAACAGAAGGAGGTGGCTGTGGGGAGGATTAGGAAGCGGTTCTTTGACATAGCCGAATTCAGTGTGGATGCCAATGCCAGTAGATTGGCTTCACAGGAAATCTTACAGAAGCTGGACCCTGATTTTCATCCCAACAACAAAGTTACTATTGAGGGCGGTCCTAACCCAATTAAGGTTCAACATGTGGTGCTAAATATCCCGGCTGAGATACTCCAGCACCCGGTAGAAACACGGATGGCTGTGTTGGAGTATATGGAGCAGAAGGAGAAAGAGATATGTCATGTCCCAAATCCCAGACATGTCATGTCTGGGGATTATACTAAATAAGAAGTATCCTGTAGGGGAGCCAATATGTTTGGGATAAAAGGTGAAGTCCGTTTGGATATGACAGTAATGAATTCTCAGATATGTCATATCCCAAATCTGAGACATGTCATATCCCAAAAACAGGATATGACAGTAGCAAATTTCAAGACATGTCATGTCTGGAAAAGGGGACATGACATGTCTGGGAAAAGGGATATGACATGTCTGGGAAAAGGGATATGACAATGAATGAGGAAGCACAAGTCATTACCAAAGATGAATTGGAGCGTTCTGTCTGCCGGGATAGCTTCTTTTGTTTCCTCAAACGGTTTTGGAGCATTGTTGTTCCGGAGGCTCCGGTGTGGAACTGGCATATTGAGTTTATCTGTAATGAAATGCAGAAGCTGGCTGAAAGAGTCTTCAAGGGCTTGCCTAAAAAGTATGACCTGTTGATAAACGTTCCTCCCGGCTCTACCAAGTCCACAATCTGTTCCATCATGTTTCCGGCTTGGGTGTGGATACGGATGTCTACTATCAGAGTGATATGTGGTTCATACTCTTATCCACTTGCCTTGGAGTTGTCTCGCAGGTCCCGTGATGTGGTTCAATCGGAAAAGTATATGAAGCTGTTTGGGGGTTTGGAACTGCGTGAAGACCAGAACACCAAAGGGTATTATGCCAATAAGGATGGGGGTTACAGATTTTCTACCTCTACTGGAGGTTCAGTGACAGGTTTCCACGGTCACTTCCTGATTGTGGATGACCCATTGAACCCGGAAGAAGCTGTGAGTGAAACAGAACTCAGGAAGGCTAATGATTGGATAGGCCGGACCCTGTCTACAAGAAAAGTTGACAAGGCTCTTACTCCTACAATATTGATAATGCAAAGGCTCCATGAAAATGACCCTTCAAATCTTATGATGGAAAGTGTGGGGAAACCGGGTGTAAAAATACGTCACATCAATCTTCCAGCTGAGATAAATGAAGATAATGAAAAGGAAGTGCGTCCACGGAGTTTAAAAAGAAAATATATCAATGGGCTTCTGGACCCTATTAGGATGAGCCGGGAGATTTTAGATGAGGCTCAATCCAAACTTCTGGAATATGGATATGCCGGACAGTTTCTGCAAAGGCCAGTACCCTTGTCTGGTGGTATGTTTAAGATTGACAAGATACATATCGGCCTTCCTCCTTCTTATTGGCAACAGCAGGTAAGGTTCTGGGACAAAGCTGGAACTGAAGGAGGAGGGGCTTATACTGTCGGGGTGTTGATGGGGCTGGATAAGGAAAATCATTTGTGGGTGTTGGATGTAGTTAGAGGACAGTGGGACACAGGAATGCGGGAAACTCTAATCAAGCAGACAGCCCAGATGGATGGTACCCAAGTGGAGGTAGGAATTGAACAGGAACCGGGAAGTGGTGGAAAGGAATCGGCACAGAACACCAGTAGGAACCTGCGTGGGTTTATTGTTACAATTGACAGACCAACAGGGGACAAGGTACTCCGGGCTAAGCCTTACTCTTCCCAAGTGAATAATGAGAATGTGTATCTGGCACCGGGAGAGTGGAATAGGACGTATATCAATGAGTTAGCTTTGTTCCCGAATGGGCGATATAAGGACCAGGTAGATGCCAGTAGTGGAGCCTGTACTTTGTTGACAGGCCCACGTGGACGTATAGGTGTGTGGTAACTGAAGGAGTGTACAATGGTGGAGAGAGTGAATAAGATGGCTGTGTTGAGAAATGCTATGGAAGGGGAAGCGGAAGATAGGGCTGTGGTGCGGGATATGGTAAGCAATGCCAGCCTGTTGCGTTCCAATCTGCTATCCAAGCTGATTGATTCCCGGAGAGACATCGATGATGAGTGTGGTTACCCCAAAGATATTACATCTGCCCAGTACAAGATGATGTTTGACCGGGAGGGGATTGCTAACCGGGTGGTGACGATTTACCCGGAGGAAACTTGGGGCAGGGACCCTGAAGTGTTTGAGAATGAAAGCCCTGATGAGACAGAGTTTGAGAAGGCTTTCAAGAAGGTTGAAAAGGAATTTCAGCTGTGGAGTTATCTGGCTAAGATAGACGAAATCAGTGGGATAGGCCGGTTTGGTGTTCTGTTGTTAGGAATTGATGATGGGAAGGACCTGAAGGAGCCAGTGGAAGGGATTGACCCAAAAGGGAAGAAGGTAGGAAACGCCCAGCACAAACTCCTCTACTTGAGGGTGTTTGATGAAAGTCTGGTGACAGTGAAGGAAGTGGAAAAAGACCGTACCAATCCAAGGTTTGGAAAGCCCCTGTCTTACTCAGTCACCTTTGATTCAATCACCTACACCAGAACCACTGATGGACAGATAATTGATACGGTTTCACAGGAACAGGTGGTTCACTGGACACGTATCATCCATATTGCTGACAATAGGCGGTCCTCAGAGGTTTATGGCACGCCAAGGATGCAGGTGCTTTTCAATCGATTGTATGACTTGAGGAAGATTGCTGGTGGCTCTGGTGAGATGTTTTGGAAAGGGGGCTTTCCCGGATACTCATTTGAGATGGCACCAGATGCCAAGCCTCTAACGACTGATGAACTGGATACTTTGAGGGAAACGGTGGCAGATTATGCCAACGGGCTTCAAAGATACCTAACCCTCCAGGGAGTTACCACTAAGAGCATACTGTCCCAAGTGGCGGACCCCAAGAGTCACATAGAAGTACAGCTGGAGATTATCGCCATTGCTATAGGTGTTCCTCAGCGTATATTTATGGGCTCAGAACAGGCCAAGTTAGCATCCACAACTGACTCAGCAACGTGGAATAAGCGCATCAACAGACGCCAGACCAAGTATGTCACTCCTTACATTATCCGTCCAACTGTGGATAGGCTGATAGCGTTTGGGGTGTTGCCAGAGGTAGCGGATTATGATGTGGACTGGCCTGACCTTGAATCACCTTCAGACTTGGACAAGGCGGAAGTGCTGGCCAAAATGGCAGAAGCCTTTGCTAAGTATGTCGCTGGGGGAGTGGACATGCTCATTCCTCCTGAGCAATTCCTGATAATGTTTGCAGGGTTGACAACAGAGCAGGTGAAGGAGATAAGCAAAGCGGCGGTGGAACATCAGGATGATGTGGATGAGGGGATGGAGGAGGAACTTCAGAAGATGCCACCGGCTCCGGCTCCAGGGCAGAACCCTAAAGAGAAGCCGGGTCAGCCAGCCCCTATACCTAAGCCACGGCCAAAAGTAGTTAAGGGGGAGTAAGGTTTGAATACACTAAAATTAGACCCCACTAGAACAACCTTGTTGCGCAAAAGTTATATGAAGGAAATGCGCAGACGTTTTTTGTCCCTGCTGAAAAAAGTAGTGGAGGCCATAGGTGAGTTGGATGTATTAGGGCTGGAGGATAGTCAGCCAATAGCTTTCAATCAAGCCGTCCTCAATCAGATGCCCTCCAAACAGGCATGGAGGTTCCTGACAGATGCTCAAAAGCTGAATGCTTTCAATGCTTGGTTTGCTGAGATGGTGGAAGCAGAGATTTTGACAGTAGACTACAAGGGTGAGCCATGGATGGCCAAATATGTCTATTCTGCGTACAAGAAGGGGAGCCTCCGGGCTTATATTGATTCACACAAGAAACAGATGTTGGAAAAGATGGATTTCTATCAGGGGAAACGGGCACAATTCCTTGAGTCAGCTTTCAACCAGCCGGAACGCTTGTCCAAGCTACAATTCCTCTATACCCGTTCTTATGAGGAATTGAAAGGCATTACTTCTTCCATGTCCCAACAGATAAGCAGGATACTGGCGGATGGAATTGCCACTGGAAGAAGTCCCCGGACACTGGCTACAGATTTGGCCAAAGGGATAACAGGCATCACCAAGAAACGGGCTTTGGTCATGGCCAGAACGGAAATCATAGCGGCTCATGCTGAGGGCCAGCTGGATGCTTTTGAGGAGATGGGAATTCAAGATATAGCCGTGATGGCAGAGTGGAGCACGGCAGGGGATGATAGGGTGTGTGAGGAATGTGCCACCCTTGATGCTGTAGTGATGACAGTAGAGGAAGCCCGTGGGTTGCTTCCTCGTCACCCTAACTGCCGCTGTGCGTGGATACCTGCCAATGTAGGTGAGACAGCAGAAGGAAGGCGGTATTGGACTAAGGCTCAGAAGCTGACTCGGATAAACAAGTCACTTATGGCAGGGTTGCCTAAAAGAACAAGAGCCGGTGAGGTTGTTCCCCAAACAGTAGAGGAAGTCCGGGTCCGTTCTTCTTGGCTTGGAAAAGAAGTGGAATTGGGTAAGGGCGTTCTTCCAAGCATTTCCCCATCTTCTGAAATGACTATGGAAGAAATAGCATTTTCTGTGGGGTCCAACAAGGCAATGCTAAATGTGAAAGCTCGTCTGGCGGAATTGAGTAAGAAAGTTCCTTCACTGCAAAAAACAGTGGACAGCATCCGTGCTATAAAGTATGCTGAACAAACACTGGTACAGAAAGAAACAGTAAAGAGATTGTATGCATTGGAAGAGGAGATTGCAGGTCTTTACAAGGTAAAAGAGACTGTTGCAAGAGAAGTTTTTGAGGGGCTTTTACAAAAGGCATCTGAGTGGGAGGGTAACGGGTATGGTTTGGCGTTTTTTGATTCAACAAAGGGATTACCCATCCCTAAGCAGGTGAGCCGGGAATTGTATCTGTCCAAAAATCCTCTGTGGGCATCCTTTGAAAAGAAACTTCCAAAAGGATGGAAAGTGGTTGGAGTAAAGAATTCATATTCTACCACATCACAGTATGGAACGGTGGTAGACCCTACTGGGAAAGAATACTTTGTTAGGATTGCAGACCATCCCGGAAGGATGGATTTGCCAGGTATGGTGGTAAAAAGATTGTTACAAGGAAAGACATAACATTGCTGCCTAATTTCCGATATACTTATTGATGAAAGGGAAAAGGATGTCAGCAATTTGGACACCCAGCGGTTTGCAACCTGATACGTGTTGGCATTGCCGGGTTGGCGGGTGGTTTGACCTGAGTGTTTTTGAGGATAAGGATGGCAATTGGAAGGCCGCTGTGAACTGCGCTGTACTACCCGGAGAGGTAAATAATCTTGATGGGGCAAAACAATTTGCAGAGGATACTGCTGAAAAGATGTTGGAGAAAGCATTGAAAGACTTGAAGGAGTAACTTCATGGGAGAGAATGATGTTCATCAGGTAAGATGCCCTGAATGGGAC